GCCAAGAATAGAACCTTTTCTAAAAAAGTATGAAATATATAACTTCGATATGGACTACAATAGTTCTAATAGCATGTATTCTCTTTGTAAGAATAAACGATCCCGAATTTTTACAACAGATTCGATTAACTGTCTTTGATCAATATATAAATTCTTTACCAGAACAAGAATCCGACCAGATTATTCTTTTAAATATTGGAGAAGAATCTCTTGGAGAATTTGGGCAGTATCCATTTCCACGTCAGCAGTATGCACAATTAATATCAGATTTAAGAAATGCCAATGCAGGTATGATAGGTTTTACTATTATGTTTCCAGAGGCAGATAGATTTGGAGGTGATGAAGTATTCGCGTCTTGGGTAAAAGATAATGGTATTATACTCTCACAAGATGCAGATAATAGCGGCAGGAGCGCAAAGGCTCCTTATGTGGGAACTGCAGTATTTGGTACTGGAGACCCATTAAATCATGTTATAAGATATAAGGGATTGGTAACCAACATACCAGAAATAGAAGCCGGTGCATGGGGCCATGGGTTAATTAATGCAATGCCAGAAGTTGATGGTGTAGTAAGACGAATACCTTTAATCTCTCAAATTAATGAAGAATTATATCCATCATTTGCACTAGAAACAATACGTGTATTAAACGAGAAAATATCTTATACTGTAAAGGTTAACGAAGTAGGGTTAGAAGAAATCATCTTGCGACCTTTTAGAATATCAACTGATGTAAATGGCTCGATCTGGATTAATCCTAGATACCATTTTCAGGATATAGAATACACTTCGGAACCTCTTCCGAATTTACAGGGTAAGACTGTTCTAATTGGTCTAACTGCAAAAGGTCTTGCATCTCAGATTCCAACTCCTCAAGGATTAAAATCTGCTCATCAGATTCAAGCATCTGTTTTACAGACGATAATGAACGGGGATCAGATAAGCCGTCCAATTTGGGCTGATATTCTGGAGATTGGTCTATCTCTGATTGGGGGTCTTCTGATTTTAGTGGCAGTTTATTATCTACCAATTTGGAGTGGTGGTTTAACCTTCTTTGCCGTTGTTGGGTTATCTGTCTACGGCGCATTGTTCTCTTGGAGTGAATTTGGATATCTCCTTGACCTTAGTTATCCTCTAATATTATATATACTAATCTTTTCTTCTGCTTCATTTAATAATTTCTATAAACAGTTTGCTCTCAGACAACAAATTAAGAAACAGTTCGGAACATATCTTTCGCCAGATATGGTGTATATGTTACAGAAAGACCCATCACTACTGGCGCTTGGTGGTGAAAGAAAGGAGATGTCATTCTTATTTATGGATATCTGTGGGTTCACCCCCATCAGTGAGCACTATAAGAATAATGACGACCCCGAAGGATTGGTAGAATTGGTCAATGAATTCTTAGACGCTATGACAAAGATTATTCTAAACAATGGGGGAACAATAGATAAGTACATGGGTGATTGTATTATGGCATTTTGGAATGCTCCTATCCCATGTGAGAATCATGCTGAGATGGCTGTTAAATCATCCATAGAAATAGAGGCCAAAACTAATGAACTTAAAGAGATATATAAGGCCAGAGGTCTTCCTGATATTAATGTCGGTACTGGCATTAACACCGGCGATTGCATTGTTGGTAACATGGGTTCTGAATCCAGATTTGATTACTCAGTCATTGGAGATGCAGTCAACCTTGCAGCCCGTCTCGAAGCCACTGCCGCTCGGCATGAGTATATAGAATATAAAACAATCATATCATCATTCACCAGAGACCAGTTGCCCGAACAGTATAAGTGTGAAGAAATCGGTAACATAAAGGTAAAAGGTAAAGACGAACTTATAACCATTTATTCTCCTAAGTTATAACGTTATTCCAAAATATTCTAAAAAATAGCGGTAAAAGCGTTAGGTGCCATGGCCAATCTGTAGTATAATATACACATATTAACCGAAAAGAGAAATATTATGACCTTTACCGAATTACATGAGATTGCACTAGAATCTGCCAAGACTGCAACTGATAAGTTTATTGAAAAACACGGTGAGTGGGATTGTTGTGGATTTGCATGGGTTCACGCTTCAGTAAAAGGAAACACCAAGGTTGGTAAAGCTTTCAAGGCTGTGGGGTTTACAAAGGCATACGGTGGTGGTTATCAGTTATGGAACCCTAGCGGCCACAATACTCAAAGCCTTTCTGCGAAGGAAGCAGGTACTGATGCTTACGTGAAGGTGCTTCGTCAGTACTTACCAGAGATTGCTGTGTATACACAAAGTCGAATGGATTAAAAGGTTATATCTTTATAACCAAATATTCTAAGAAATATCGCTTAAATGGTTGACAAAACTTTTCTAGCCGTAGTATAATATACACATATTAATTAATCAGAGATAGAAATATGCCAATAGTTGTTATGAGTGGCCAGGTAGCTCAGAAGAAAAAAATCTATGAGTATATCTACAAACTATCAAAAGAACTCGGTATTAACAGAATGCATAAGAAAGTTCTGTTAGTAAACTTTGTAACCTCTTGTGACGACCAAGCAGAAGGTTCTTGTTGGGGAGATATGAAAGAGGGTTATGCTGAAATACTTATAGCTCGAACCTCTTGTGGTGATAAGATGTCACATGAGTCAATGATGCAAACTCTAGCTCATGAGATGGTTCATGCCAAACAATACTTCCGTAAAGAACTTTGTGGATATAGTATGTCTTGGAAAGGTAAGAAACCAAGAAACTACAAGTACGAAAATGCCCCATGGGAAAAAGAGGCATTCGCTAAAGAAGAAGAACTATGGAAAAAGTGTTGGTAGTTGCGACAAAAAACGATATTTTTTTAAAAAAAGTGTTGACAAATTGATTTCCGCGTAGTATAATATACCTATATTAAAGATAAGGAGTTAATATGAAAACATTGAAAAACCACGGATTACTTGATAGGGACTTCCTAGAGTGTATCATTCCACTATTTGTACTATTACTAATCGGAGCAGCTTAATATGATTTTATGTGAAAAAACAAGCCCTGTAACTGGTCTCACCAACATTATGGAGATTAATGCGTCTCCTGAGCAGTTTGCCTTGTGGCAAGAGGGTACACTTATTCAGGACGCAATGCCTGATGCCACTGTGGATCAGAGGGAGTTTCTGATCTCTGGTTGTACGCCAGCGTGCTGGAATTCAATGTTTGGCGAAGAGGAGGCAGCGTAATGAATAAATTAAAAGGTTTGGCTGCTGGAACAGTCTTAGGAATCATATTCGGTGTTGCATTAAATTATGCATTTAATATCCCTGAAGTGCAAATTAGCCACTCTACGGGAGAATGCGTGAAGGTGGTTAACTTCTCCGAATCAGATAAATTCACCTGCGATGATCTGCCGTCGCGCTATAACCATGTGTGGGTTAAATGATTAGAATTTTACAAGAAGTAACAGATTGGGGCGAAGAGAATGTTTCTAATGGAACATACTACGTTAACCAACACGACCATTTAGTTGCTTATATGCCAAAGAACGGCGCATATAAAGAATTTAGCAAACCTATGAAAAGGTTTTCAGCTGCACGTAGGAAATTTAAATTACTAGGTACTATTGATAACGGAACCGCAGGTATTGCTGTAAAAGGCTCACGAGGTAACACATACTACGTGAAGGATAATAAGTGCACCTGCCCTGGTTTTAAGTTCCGCGGAACCTGTAAACATCTTAAAGAGGCAGCATAATCAATATTTTTTTAAAAAAGTGTTGACAAATGTGCTTAAAGGTAGTATAATATACCATATGATAAGGAGAATATAATGGATCGAATGAAACTAATTAAACAAGCGGCTGAGAAAGCTCAAATCAAAAAAGCTATGGGTAATATTGCCGCTCGAAAAGCTGCTATCAAGGCAGAAATGCAACTTCACAAGAAGTTGACCAAGTCAGTTAAGAAAGCTGAACACCAAGCCCCTAAAAGTTTAGAGGCATTTTCAGAGGAAAACCTTTACTACACCGAGAGGGAGACACAAGACTATCTTGCTGGACCCTCTTACATGGAAAATTACAATGCTATGAGGTCACAAGATGACTATTAAAATTGACAGTGTCAGTTTAGATGTTATAGAAGAACTGGTAAAAGATTATCCCAACAATATGGAATTGGGTGAAGAAGTCAGAAAGCTGTACCATAAAATTATGGACATGCCAATTGTCGATGATGCCGGATGCGACATCAAGACAGGGAAGTTTTTAGGATGATGTCAGCAGAACTTGCAACTATTCGTCTTAATGCACTACAGAGGGCACAAGATCGAGCAACAAATCCAGAATTTAAACTTTTATGGAAACAGAAAAGAGAAGAATTAATTAAAATGCTTCAGTCTGGTAATTCATATGACGAAATGTCAGGAGAACTTATATGCTAGAAATATTAAGCACATATGCGATTATGTTTGTAGTCTTAACGTTTACATATATAGGAATACATATGTCTTTTGAAAAAGACGCAAAGAAATATATCCCATTAATTTGGGAACGAGGTGGTTTATTACATAAACTATTTTATTCAGAAAGTAAACCATTTGACAAATCAAAAACAAAATATCGTGACGGAGATAACACATGACCTACATGGAAATTTCAACATACCAGCAAGGACACCGCCGTGCAGATGTACTGCGAACTTCTGGTCAACCCGAAAATTATTGGGGAGTAAGATACTATAGCAAAGAAAAGAAGGGGTCCTTTCTTGCTATGGGTATTGAATGGTATCCAACCAAGAGTGAATCTTGGGCGGAAGATGCGGCAGAAAACTATGTGATGGGTATTAAATCTTACCCAACTCAGGACCTTTCTGCTGAAGGTTAAAGTTTTGTTCAACCCCCTAGCGGCGATTTCTACTCCTTATCAGAATGTCGCTAGGGGGTTGACAAATTATATCATAAGTGATATAATATACACATATGTTGACAAACTATATCAGTTGTGATATAATATACACATATTAAATAAGGAGTAATTATGGTAAGTAAAGCATTAGAAAAGAAAAGAATCAAAGGACGCAAGAACCGAGTCACAATTGATGACAAGTATATGGGTTCTGAACCATGGTGGGATAAAGACAATCCGCAACCGACAGATCCAAGTGAATCAAAAATTCAATGGACAAAAGCGGCACACTGGTATAACTATTTCTATAAAGCCAAAGATTATACTCAATATATCCTAAACTACGCTAAAGACGTTCATGGGTTTAATAAGAAACAAATAGAAGCACTCAAGGTTCTTCCAGATTGGCAATTGGCCCAAGGTACTCGAGCTATTGCACGTCTACATTATCGTGGATGGGTTCACCCACAAGAACAACATGATTATGTTCTTGGTAAATTAAAAGAACATGTCGCAGCAGGAAAAATCATTCTTTTAGAAAAGAAAGAAATTAAAAAATCTGCACCACCTGTCATCAGTCCTGCACAAAGGGCATATATGAACATGATGGAGACTATTCATGCAGATTGGGATGATATGGTAGTAGACAGCTGGATGGATGGAAAATTTAATCCAGAATTTAATGTCTATGAACTATGGAAATCCCATGGTTTAAAAGGTAATGTTATTAATTCCTTTAGACAAAAAGTCCAATTTTATTATGATGAAGTATCAGATGCGTATAATAAAACGTGCAATCAAGCTGTTGAAGCATACTCTCATATAACCCCAAGACGCCAGAAGAAGATGTTAAATCTAATGGATGTGATCTTCTCAGACTTGGATAAACTAAAAGATAGTTTCAAAGCGGTAAGACTACCAAGAGCTAAGAAACCAAAATCAACAGATGCTCAAGTTGCAAGATTACAATATTTGCAAGAGGACATCGAATCTAAGGTAACTTCTATTAACCCAGTTCTCATACCAGGTAAAGAAATGTTATGGGTGTATAATACTAAACAGAGAGTATTAACCCAGTACGTTACTACTGCGACGAGTGGCTTTGAGGTTAGTGGTACTTCTATTAAGAACTTTGATGAGAAATTATCCAAGACTTCTAGGTTAAGAAAACCGCAAGATATATTACCTGACGTGTTGAAATTCACCCCCAAACAGATTGATAAAAGAATTTGGGATAAATTAACAACCAAGATAGGTAGTCCAAACGGTCGTATCAATAAAGACTGTATACTACTTAGGGTAATATAAGGAAGACATGATTGAACCAAAAATTATGACAAGAAAAAGGTTCTCTACCGCTGTAGAGAATATGGTATCTGATAGTAAGGGGTTGTCCTATATAGAGGCGGCTGCTCACATCATAGAAGAACGGGGGATGGATTTTAAAAGTCTTAACAGACTCTTATCTGATTCCCTCAAACAGAAAATCGAGGCAGAGGCCGTAGATTTAAATTTACTTAGAACTAAACAAACTAATAAATTACCACTATAGGAGAAAATAATGAGTAATGTGATTATACCAACATCCGATGAGGATAAAAAGCGAATTAAAGATTGTGTTATTGAGATCAGCAATGCTAAAACAATGATTGAAGCGCAGCGTGATTTTATTAAAGAGGCAATTGATTCGTGTGTTGAAGACGTAGATGTGGATAAGAAACACCTTCGTAAGATGGCAGATATCTACCATAAACAAAACTTGCTAGAAGTAGTAGGTGCGGTTGAAGATGTTGAGGCACTATACGAGAGTGTGATGTCCTAATGACCGATCCATTTGATTCATATAAACTATATAATGCATTAAAGTTGCACTTTGAGACCAACTATGATGCTGTAAAATATAATTTTAAATCAAATGTAACACCACAATCATTCTTTAAAAGAAAGGATAAGTACTTCTTTGCTAAATTGGCGAAGAAGTACAACGGTGAACTAAAAGATTTTTATATCTCGCAATTTATCAATACTGAAAAGTATATCGGTGATATGATGGATAAAGATGCGGAAGAGAACTACGCTAAATACAAAAAAATTAAAGAAAGTATACATCGAGTGTTCTCGGTTGATATAAATATATTAAACGAGCAGGAAAAACAGTTTGATTCATTATTTAAAAGTGAAAACGGACAAGTTCCCCTGATTGTTAAATTATGGATGCAAGAGGAAATTAGTTTAGAGACTGTTGTGATTCTAAATTCCATATTTGGGTTTATTAATCGAGAATCCGTAAATATATCAGATACCATTATGTGGCCTGATATTAAACGGTTAATTGAGAAGTACACCCCATTTGTATATTATAACAGAGATAAATGCATGAAGTTGTTGACAAATGCCTTTGTTTGATGTATAATATACAGTATAATTATGAATAAGGTGAAATATAACAGAAACGACTACACTAGAGTCGTAATACAACGCAATACGGAGAATATAAATGTCATTTGCAAACCTTAAGAGCTCACGAGGCTCGTCAATCGACAAACTCGTAAAAGCTGCAGAAGCAGTATCTTCTAAAACAGAAACTAAGTCTTATGGAGACGATAGATTCTGGAAACCTACTAGAGATAAAGCAGGAAACGGTTATGCTGTAGTCCGATTTTTGCCCGCGCAAGAAGGCGAAGACCTTCCATGGGTAAGATATTGGGACCATGGGTTTAAAGGCCCTACTGGTCTATGGTATATCGAAAACTCTTTAACTTCTATTGGACAAGATGATCCAGTATCAGAGATGAACTCTGTTCTATGGAACTCTGGTCGTGAAGAAGATAAAAATACTGCTAGAGATCGCAAGCGTAGATTGCATTATGTAAGTAATGTGCTCGTAGTTTCTGATCCTAGTAATCCAGAAAACGAAGGAAAGGTATTCTTATACAAGTTTGGTAAGAAAATCTTTGATAAGATTATGGAATCAATGCAACCTGCATTTGAAGACGAAGATCCTATCAACCCTTATGACTTCTGGGAAGGTGCGGACTTTAAGATTAAAATCAGAAAAGTCGAAGGTTGGGTAAACTATGATAAGTCAGAGTTTGCTTCTCAAGCTGCACTGTTTAATGGTGATGAAGAAAGATTGGAAAGTGTATATGAAAAACTATACTCACTACAAGATTTTCTCAAGCCAGAAAACTACAAGTCTTATGATGAACTTAAATCTAAGATGAATAAAGTACTAGGTATTGACGCAGGTACACCATCTATGGACATGCCGGCAATGAACGTAGTGGAGGAAACTCCAATGGCTGCTGCCTCGGCCCCAACGGCTGCTGCTCCAGTTATGGAAGAACCAGCTGCGGATAGTGATGAAGATGATACACTGTCATACTTCGCTAAACTCGCTAAGGAAAGCTAGTATAATAATAAAAGAGTAGTAATCTTTGAATGGGAGACTTCGGTCTCCCTTTTTTTATCTTGAAGCAGTGGCTTCTTTTGTCTTACTTGGTTTAGGTGGAGCCATAGAATAAGAATCACCACCCCTATTAGTAGAATTATCTGTTCTAACTGCGGTTACATTACCACTCTGTGGTTGATTATTAGCCATTCTTAATTCTACATTCTCTGCGGATACATTCATCAATTCTACACCCATAGATTGTCTATCAGCTGATACATCCACACCACCAGCAGACATATTAAATGCACCTTGTAGTCTTGTTATACTGGCGACTGCAGCATCCACATCATCTGTTATATTGGCAAGACCTGCATAAGTTACTTCATCGAATGGCATCCAACTATCAGATGTACCACCTTTAATAACTAGTTCTAATGTTCTAGCCGCTTTGGTTAAATCTTGAGTAAATTTATCAGCATCGAAGTTGACTTTGGCCATTGTTTCAAAGTTATTTAATACATCACCAAATTTCTTAAATGCTTCAGTACCCTTATCTATTTCTTTTGATTTCTCTCCGATAAGTAGTGCTTGTTCTACTGGAGATTTACCACCAACAAAGAAATTAACCAGTGCTTGTGATGCAGTTCCGAGTGATGCAATCCAAGAACCTGTACCAAATGCCGCAAGACCGACACCTAGTGTTCCAAGTGTTCCAGCTGCTGTGGCTGCCTTTGTTAAATTATCAGAATCTTCTCCGATTTTAGTAAGGGTAGTTACATTCTTAACTACTTGTTCGGCCCAGCCAGTTTCGCTAAAGTACTTAACCCCTTCATCAACACCACCAACCGCTACATTAGCACCTCCACCTACGGCAAATGCAAGAAGCCCCGCTCCTAATGTTCCAAGTGCTGCACTTGTTGCTGTCGCATCTAAAAATGATAATGATGAAATGCCAAGTAAGGTTTCTACATTTGATACAATTTTCTCGGCCCAATTACCACTATCAGAGAATTTCTCAATAGCAGACGCAGCACCATCTGCTGCAGTGGCCGTGACAGAACCAGCACTAAATGCAATTAGACCAGCACTCAATGCTGCCATGGTTCCTGCAATTTTTAAACCACTACCTTTACTTGTATCAGTAGAAAGAAGTGTCTCTACGTTCTCTTTGATTGACTTGGCAAACCCACCATTGCCCGAGAATTTTTTAATTGCCTCATCAGCACCAGTTACGGCAACCCCAGTTGCAGATCCCGCACTAAATGCGAGTAGACCTAATCCTAAGGCACCAAGAGTAACCCCTACACCCGCAACATTTTCTACTGTTAAACCAGGTAAATCTGCAATAGATAAAAGGTTCGTAATATTATCTTTGATTTTATCTACCCATCCGTCACCTTCAAACTTTTCAATTGCACCTTGAACTAATGCTCCAGCACCTGCACCGGCACTAAATGCCAAAAGACCTAAACCAATACCACCTAACACGAGAGCAAGAGTACCACCTTCTTTTAGTGCTTCTCCCTTACCGCCCAAAGCATCATTAAGTGATACCAATTCAACAACATTGGCAACAATCTTTTTAGCATCCATGTCTTCTAATTTATCAAGTAAGAATGCACTTGAAGCAAATACTGCTGCTATACCTGCAGCTGCAGCACCTACACCAATACCTGCTGAACCAATACCACCAAATAACTTTCCTGCACCAGTTAATACACCGTCTCCGCCGCCACTTTTACCGTTTTGTGGTATACCAGACGAGCGCATTTCTTTTAATTCATCACGTATTTCTTCAAAGATACTTGCACGTTCATTGGCGGTTTCTTTATCACCTAATTTATTAGCATTCATGGTTTCAAAGAAATTTTCAAAACCAGTATTAACCCTATCACTCATATCCAACGATGCTTGTTGGATCTTTTTCATCTCTAATAAATGGCGTCTAGTATTTCTACCATCACGCTCGATCTCAGATGTGGCGCGATTATTCTCGCCCATAAGTTCGATTAGTTTTTCTAATCCGTCTTTTTCTGGTGGTGTAGGATTATCTTTCATATCTTATAACCTATTTTTTGTTAAAGGCCTGTGCACCAAAGAATGCTGCGACAATACCTGCTACGGCAACAAAGTATGTTGGTGCCATATCTCCTAAAGTTTTTTGTGCCTGATCAAGCCCTACTAAAGACGCGACTACTACTGCGAATGGATATAGTAACATACCACCAAGAGCGAACCATGCCATTTTACGCTGAGCATCTCTCATTGCATCTTGGTCGTCAAGTTCCTTTCTCTTAAATTCTAAGTACATTTCTTGTTCTGCCTTAGATACTTTACCATCTCCATTGGTATCCGCCGGATGATGACCACTTGCTTTAATTTCTTCTTCCACTACATACCTCTATATCCAGTTTTGGACTTCTGTTTTAAATTTTCTTCTTCTATATGTTGTTTTAATAGAGCAACATATATTTGCCTCTCCCATGGTAACATACCTTCAAGTTCACCTAAACTGTAATTATGATGCTGCATTAATGCAAAGTTGGTCTGATAAAAGTTTTCTAAACTCTCATGTGAGAGGCTTATGAAAAAAAACTGTTAAGTCCTCTTAACTCTATATCATTATCCGTTTTACATTTACCGCATTTAATAACAGTACTGTATGATACACTAGGAGTGTCTTGGAAAAATGCTTGAATAAGTTTAAATTGTTCAGAACTTAAACCCTCAATAAATTCAACCAAGTCATCTCTCTTTTCATTCTTAGCATTATATACGTTATCTTCATCAAAGATACTTTCAATACAATCGACAATTAAGTCCATTATACCTTCAACTGATTCAAATTTTTCAGGATTAATTTTCCTAATTACATCAGCTGTTGGGTACCGCATCTTTACACCAATATTAGTACCTTCAAATTGTATAGTACCATTAGAATCTTTTGGTTTATACACACTAATATCATCAATATTAATCGAAAGTGGATTCATATGTCCACATTCTTCTTCCTTACATTTGACTTGTATCTTCATTTCTTCACCAACTGATTTTGCTCTCAGTTGTAAGAATAACATTTCAATATCAAATACTGTAAGGTTTTCAATACTATCCAACTCATAACAAGTTTCAATAATACCTCTTACTGCTTCACTTATTTGCACAGGGTCATTGGACTCTAGTGCAATCATTAATACCTTTTCTTCTTTTACCAAGTAAGGTCTCATATTTAAAATTTCCCCTGTTGACGGTAATTCAACCGTATAACGAGGGACACTCATTTTTGGTAATGCCATTATAATCTCCTAAAATTATATTAAAATATACGTTCTAGTGCGCTTCTCAAACCTGATAGGGTTGAAGAAAGAGGACCTTCCGGTACATAATTATCGTAACTAAATGTTACAGTCAATTTTTGGACAGCACTTTCACTGTTATTGTCCAAAGTAATTCCTGCAATGGTAGTAGGAAATGCATTTTCTAACCTAACACCATATACTGGAACATTCTTTTCATTCAGTTGCTGTATTACAACATCTGAAGTAAAATCTTTTTTAAATTTTGCTTTATACTTATTACTATCGAATACCTTTTCTAACCAACTATCAAACATTGTTTTCATATAGTAATCATTAGTAAGTAAGAACGTACATTGTACATCCTCGTTTATAAATGTGTATGGGACTTTTACTGCTTGTTTTTCCGCAATGTAATCTAGCGTTGTAACATTACGCCCAGGAAGTGTTACATTTTCACATAGTAGGGATATATCTCTTGGATCATTAATCATTGATTTAAGACCACCACCCGAAATAAGAGCCCCTACAATACCGCCACCACCTAATAGACTACCTTGCGGTGGTGTAAAGATAACTTGAAATCTATTTGCCTTGGCGAGACCGCCACGCTTTCCTATAGTACTTGTTAATTTATCTATTGACATATGTTAACTCTGATATATTTTTCTGGAATCTGCCCAGACTGTTCTGGAACTTTTCTTTTTAAACTGTTGTATTGGTAGATATATGGCTGTTTCCCAATCTGTCATAGGTACTCTTGATATCTGAGACTTAACGTGACCAATTAAATATCTTTTAAAACATGGCTCAAATTCTTTATACTTTCTCACGCCTTGTAGCAAATCATAACGTAATCTCATTAATCTACTATCTGGTTTTAATTCTTTGGGTGCAAGTTTAAATAACTCGTTGAGTAATCTTGCACGAGCCACTGGGTTAATATAATGTAAATTTAATCCAGTAAATCCGCCTGGGGCAGGACCAACTATAATAGTCAAAGGGAATCTATCATAATATGGTAGAGTTTCCTTCGTCTTAGGATCATAAAAATACATACACATATCACCTACTAAAGGTTTGCTACGTTTTTCTAATGCATCATCTTTTAGTATTTTAGTCCTAGAAGGCATAGATAGTTCTCTTACCTTTGAGGTAAACCATTCTTCTGACTTAGGAGTCCTAGATCGGATTCCTGCTCTAAAAGCCGCTGCACTAATTGTATCGAATATTGATGCCATATAACTATTTATATTAGCCTTTTAAGAGCTTTATACCAAGATTTGTTAAAGTATCTTCTGTCCATACTTGAAATTTCCATCCTTTATGGTCTGCATATTGTTGTGCTGCAGTCCACTTGGATGTATTCTTAATGTAAGTGGTAACTTCGTTAATATATCTTTTAGTTTTACGAGATGGTTTCTTTGGTGGCATTGTTTCTTTTTTAGGTTTAATTTCCACCAATATAATTTCTCTATTATCCAATTCAATTAACAAGTCTACATAGTATCTATGAAGTTTATTATCTGTCTTGCACTTATATGGTACGACAATCTCTTCGCTATTCCACTTCTTTACTGAAGGATTGGATTCGCACCACCTAAATGCTTGTCTTTCCCATAGTGAGCGATAGACGACCTTACTAGGATCTCCCATATATTTTCGTTTGTTCTTAATTGTATATTTCCCTTTATAAGCCATTATAAATACCTGTATAGTGTAAATTATTATTTATAAGGTAAATATTCATGGCCGAAACAGATAACAGTGTAGCAACAACAGAAAACAGTGATAAGGCTGAAAGTACTCCAGCTATTTTTACATTTCCAGAACGATTGAGAGCTGAAGCAGACAGTGGTTCTGCTCATGTAAGATTTAAAGTCCTAAACGAAACAAAGGACGGCCCTACTGTACATTTATTTGCACCACAGGGATTTAGTGTGCCTGATGCAGCTGCATATACTACTATGGATTTAGGTTTAGTAGGCGCGAGCGAAAATGTAGCGCTTAACGGTGGAACTGTAACTGAAGCAGATATGACAAATGCAGTTGCGGGTTCAGGAGCTATGGTAGGTAATGCATTGGGTTCTTCAACTGCAGGAGCTCTACTCGGCGGTTCTACACTTTTGCGAAAAGGTATTGCTACTAACCCATATACTGAAACACAATATACTGGTTCTAATATTAGGTCTTTTGGTTTTACTTTTAAATTGGTTTCTGAAAGTTCCGAAGAAGCAGATACTGCATTAGCAATAGAAAATTTATTTAGATCAAATATGTATGCTGAAGACGCTGGTGCAAATACACTTAAATATCCAAACAGATTTACCATAGAATTTTATAATGGATCAAAAATTAATAAGTATATGCCAAAAATAATTGAGTGTTACTTAGTGACATTTAATACCACATATAATTCAACTACTAATGCATTCCATGATAAAGGTCAACCTGTTGAAATTGACATAGCTGCTACATTCCAAGAAGTAAAGGCCTTAATTAGAAAAGACTTATATCCAAAAGGGAGAAAGCACGGATTGGTTTTTAATAAACACGCCTTTTGTTGGAGCTTTTAACGATACAATTGAAATTTATGCCCAAAAGAATGGAAGCCAACTAATTTTAAGTGACAACGGAGAAAC